TTAAAAGCATATTCTCCTGTTGCATTTGTAGCTGGATTAGAAAGTTGTAACGCACTCGTTTCAGTATCAAATGCTGTATTAGTATCTGTTCCTTGAAATCCAGGGGTATCTAAATCTTCTCTATCCTGCAATATGACCTGAGTATCAATAAGATCAGGCAGATCTTGTATTACACTGGTTTCTCCAGTGCTAAAGTTTCCCTGGTCATCTTGAAATTTAAGAATATACTCACCATCTAAAGATGGAACAACAACATCTGTAGTGTTACCAGCAAGAGCAGTAACAAGATCAACGGAGTTTTGGAACGTACCTGTGCCATCTGTTAAATTACTATGTCTTACATAAACTCTTCCGCCATGTAAAACATCAGCATCTACGGATTTTGTCCATCTAAGTCTTACTAACTTATTAGTAATCGGTTCCATAGATAAATTCTGAACATTTCCAGGGGGTTCAGTTTTACCAACAGCATTAAATACTAAGTCAGTTGATGTTGCAGATAACTTTAATGCAGCATTATATGAATAAACTTTAAACTCGTAAACTCCAGCCTCAGTATTTGTTAATTCAAAATCAGGTCTGAAAACAATTTCACTTACCCAGTTTGTATCGTTAAATCTATATTGAACAAGATATTGACTTACTCCTGTAACTGATACCCAAGATAAAATTAATTTAGTTACTGCAAGAGCATTTATTACAACAATTCTTTCGGATGCCTGTAAATTAGATGGTGGATCTTTTAATTCATTTAACAAGGATATGCTTCTTTCAGGTAAACTTATCCCAGACTCAATATTTGCATACTTTCCATCAATATATGTCAAAGCTGTTATGGCATAGTTAATACCATCTTGTTCTTCAACACTTATCACTCTAAATGTTTGTGCTTCTAAAGTAGAACTTTGAAGTAACCATATAGAATTTACATTTGGTGCTTCTGTAAATGAAGAGTTGCCTGTCGATCCATCTCTTCTCGTTACATTGTTGACAGTTATAACAGAGCCAACAATTCCTGTAACAGTTCCAAACTCAACGCTTCCGTCAGGTAATATAACGCTGCACTTTTTATTTGTTCCTGTAAATGTATCTAAATCTGTTGTATTATCTACGGTAATTTGCGTAGTAGTTGCTGCATTTATTCTGCCCGATCTTCTTTCACCGCCACGAACAGGATCATTAACAGAAATAACAGATCCAGGTCTTACGATTGCACCAGCATCGATTGATGTTGTAAAACTAATAACTTCTGATTCATTCTGCTCACTAAATAATATTGCTTTACCTAATCTTTGAGCCTGACCACGAGATGTACAGGCAAAGGCTTTTACGTCTTTTTTTACTATTCCTAGTTTTGCTTGTGCAGCAGTGTCTTCTACAACTTCATAATCTATCTCTCTACTATCCATATTGAAATAACTAACAGAGATTACAGAATGTCTTTGTTTTAAACTACTACCAGAATATGAGAATCCACCTTCACCCACGTTTGCCAAGCTAAATAAATAGCTTGCATCTGTCGGTTTATCTTGCGTAATAGTGACAGAACCTTCCGACCAAATAGGAAAACATCTCATAACACCAGCTAATTCATTTATCAACTGGTACGCTTCCATAGATCCTTGTAAGTTTACATTACAGCTAAATCTTGCTTCTTGTCCTCCAAATCCATCTGATACCAATTCATTTGCGTATCTACTAGCTGCAACAAAACTAAATAAGTCTAAGCTGCTATCTGTTATATGCGTTCCAAATCCGTACCTTTCAGTAGTTAATAAATCAAGTAATATCATTGCAGGGCATGAACACCATTGAGCAGCACCCATAGTTCCATTGAATATATAACCACTTGGATAAATTATTCTGCCTGTCTGTATATCGACTCTTGGAATAGCAGTAAAAGTACAATTAGACGTTCCAACAGTTTGCGAAGTTCCCGAAGTAAATGTAAAACTATTTGCATTTGGGACTGTCTGAATTGTGTAGGTTCCATTTACACCGTTTCCAGAGGTTGCATTAAAAAATATTTTATCTCCTACAGATAATCCATGATTAGTGTTGTTTATAGTAACAACAGTAGTAGATTGAGTATAAGTGGCAGTAACAACATTTGAACCTGCTCCTGGTATTCTTACCTTTACTCCACGAATACGAAAAGCTCGTTTTGGTATAGAACTAAACTGTTCAGAATCTATGCGTAAATTTGTATATGCACTATTTGGATAAGTTTGTTTATCGTCTATTAATAATTGAATTAAACTTACATTAAAAGCATCTACAATATTACTCCCTGGAAGTCTATCATCAGTAACTCGTTCAATTTTTACATCTGCTGAAGTATATCCATCTAGTAAATCAACTCTATATTCTTTTGAATACGCATCTGCTGTTCTACCTTTTATTACATCTGTAAGTCTTTCTTCAAAAGAAGTTTGGTTTACTGTAGGAGTAGTTTGACGAGTAGATATTTTTAACTTAACTTTAGAACCTAATATATCATTTTCATCTGTAATCTTTTGAATTATGGGAAAGGTAACTGTAACTTTTACAGCATCTTTTCCTGTAGGTAAAGCCCTTGAAACACCACCACCGCTTTTACTACATAAAACTGAACTAAATCCTGCTAATGGACTTGGATTTGGCTGTTCTAATCCAGCAATATGTGATTGGTTACTTGTTCCAAAACGAGGTGTAAATTCTACGTTTTGAAAATTAAAATCTGCTGTTTGTGGATTAGAATTACTGGCACTCGATCTAAGAATAGGAGTATCATTTAAAAATATATCTTTTAATGCTGCATTATTATAAGCTGTCGATCCTTTTGTAAGTCCTGCTTTTGATGGAGTAGCAAAACCTTCTATTTCACCTTCAGATAATAAATCTTGAATCGTAGCAAATTGTCTGCTGTTTAAAGTATCAGGTGCTCTTGTTGGTTGTCGGGGAGGAGGTGGTGCACCACCAGAACCTCTAATAATTTTATTTGTCATGCTTTTACTTGATTAGTGTCAATACCAGCAGAGATAACAACTGATCCTGTTACTATCTCACCATAAGCTATTGGATGAGAAGTACCAGCCCTAGATGTATTCTGAACCCCAGAAAAACTAAATGATATTCTTGGATCTTCTTCGTTTGAAAAATCAGGTGGCTTGGGTAAAGGAAATAACATTTCACTAACTCCCATAAGAGTTAAACCTACTCCCACATTTAAACCAATAGAAGAGAAAACATTTGTAAGGCCACCAGCTTTTAAAGCAGCAAAACCTCCACCTGTTACCAGTGAAACACCGATTAATGAAATTCCTAATAAAGTTTTTCCAACACCTCCACCAGCACCAGCAATAACAGGAACAATACTTATATCAGATTGTCCTATTGGATTATGTAGCTCAGTTTCATCAATATCATAATCATCGACAAGCACTTGATAATGTCTATTTGCCATGTGTGCTTCTAATTTTGGAAAATTAGTAACAAGAAAACGTATAGCATCAGCAGTAGAATTTATTACAGCTTCTAATTCTTTATGACCTATAAAGTCAGCTAATTCTCCATAAAGTTTAACTTTTCTGAGCATAGCGATACCTTTTACCAGTACATTTTAACAACCATTCAGAGTAAGGCTCCCTACAAGATAGTCTATCTGCTAAATGATGTAAAACCATATCTCCAAGAAAAATAGCTACATGATTTAAAGTTGGATGTAGTATTGACATTAATAATACATCTCCCTTTTCTAGTTTTTCATCTGGTCTAAGTTCTCTAAAACCTGTTCGCCAGGCGTAATTTTCAAACAAAGGATTTTCTAAAAATTCCTGCGGTGTCATTGTTCTTGCATAATCTTTTAGAACAATTCCTTTTTCTTTTTTATACCAATCGACAACTAAACTCCAACAATCAGTAACTCCCCAAACCCATTGTCTACCTAGTAAATCTGGAACATAACCTTCTGGCTTACATTCTCCCCATTCTTCTGTTTTAGGGTTAACAATATACCAGGGTAATTTACTATGCTCACAACTTATACGATCAGCTTGACTTGGTGTAGGTGCTGTTATTGGATGACTATGAATAATAGCAATAATGTCACCTAAGTTATCAGCCTTTACATAATCTTCTGGATTTAAAATAAATTCTTGATGGTTTGTTATAGCTAAATTTTGACATGGATAATATTTTTCTTTTCCTCTAATGTTGAGTAAAAGTCCTACAGATTCTTTAGGATCTTGGTCTTTCGCATGAACCAATGCGTCATCTCTCCAACTCATTGTGTAAACGTACCAATGCTAGGAAATAAGGCTCTAGTGCATTGACGTTTAGGTGCTCGAACTCCAGCCATATCAATAGCTCCTGCAAGTTCAAATTCTACCACTTCTCTATTCTCTGCTGATTTTCTATCTACTGTATATATTTGACGTTTAAATTCTGCGGTAGGATCAGGTGTACCTAATGGATTGGAGTTTCCTGGAAAATTTACAGCATCTAAAAATCTTGCCATCGTTCTTATTCTTGTAACAGTAGCACCAGTTAAGTCATTACCAGTTGTGGTTTCATTAACAAGTAATAAAATAGCTGATATAGTTCCTAACGCATTACTGATAACAAGTTTTGGTCTTGGAATCTGACCACGTTGATATGCAAAACCTGTAGCTTCTATGGGAAATCTAAGATAAGAATTACCAGCCCAAACTATTTGACCATTTGCATTTAAATTGCTCCCAGAATGAAACCTATAAATTGTAGTCGCACCATGTAAAGAATTATCTAGCTGTAATGTAAAAAGTTCAATGATTGCAGAAGGATTTATTTTTTGAACTTCACTAAATACAGGATCAGTACTCATGGTTCAAA